CCCGAATGGAAAAGCTAGATGAAAAGAATGTAGAGAGTTTTGGCGAAACCGTGCGTAGAATAGTCTTGAGTGTGCCTAATACATCTAACAGTAACTTAGGCCAGTTAGTTGAGAACATCTACCTGCGGTTTCAAGGGGAAGCTGAACGAGATGCTAGGGAGGCTAGGAACAAATGATTATTAATGTAAAAAAGGTAAAAGAGCTAGAGGATGGTAGTGCTATCTGTGAAATAGATTTAGATGGCGATGCTAAACGATGGTTGATTGAACGAGGCTTTATCTCTTTAATGACGGACGCTTTAAAGAAAGACCCAGCCTGGTGGACTGAAGAGGATGAAAAACGCATGGACACAGTAGGTCAGAACGGCCCTACAGGAGAACACTATGAGTGATGGTATGTCAGAACAAGCATGGGAAGAGTCTATGGATCAAGTAGACGCTTTAATGAAGCAGGTAGGTGGCAATCACTACGCTAGTATGGCTATACAGCCAGTAGAGTTTATAGTGGCTAACAACCTAACTTTTCTTGAGGGTAATGTGGTTAAGTATATATCTAGGCATCATGCTAAAAACGGTGCTGACGATGTTAGAAAAGCTATCCACTACTGTGAATTAATTTTACGGACAGTTTACAATGAAACACCATAGAGCAAAGCTAACGGATCAACAAGTAGCTGATATGCGTAAACAGCATTTAGCTTATGTGGTGGGCTATGAAACACTAGCCAAACGATTTGGATGCGGAGTATCAACCGCTAGAGATATTTGCACTTATAGGACACGATACGATGTTGCAAACAATAATTGAGTATGTGCTGTGTTATTCAACAGCTTTTTGGCTAGGTCTAGCTTGTGGATTGTTTATTGCTTATAAAACAAGTAAGGCGTAGATTTGGTAGTTATTTCATGTAACGCAGAAAGCCGAAAAACTCGTTACTTACTACATCCTCTAATGTCGGCTTAACCGCCTTAAAGTTTATTTTTTGTTGCGCTTCTAAACTTTTAGTTTAGTTTTAGATTATTTATTCATAACATACATTGTAACTTCAAAACCAAAACGCATTTCTGTAGCTGCTGGTGTTGTCCACATGGTAATTTCCTTTGTCTGTAATAATTCAAGAATTATTCAACACAAACTTTTTTGCATTGAACAAATACATAGTAACAGAATCAAGGTTTTTACACATCGGTGGAATCATTAGTTGTAGCTAGGTTAAACTATTAAATAAAGCTGCCTCATCTTTACGCCTATTGTCTAAGCCCTTTAAGACTTTACCACCAGCCTTGTTATACTTAAGCAAGCTTTGTATAGCCGTGATTTTATCCCCACGCAAAAGCGCTTGACGGAGGGTTGACCGCTGAAATGTGCCAAGACCAAGATTAAAGCAAAAGCTAAGAATAGCATCGTATTCATTCTGTGAAAGTCGTATAGGTAAGTAACGGGCAAGCCCTCGTTCAAATCGTGCGACATCCTTAGCCAATAATGCGTCAACTTCTTCCTCACTCCATCTGCGATTGTCTTCAGAATTTAGTGGCCATGCTTTACGCCTAGCCATGCCCTCAACGCTAGATGGTATCTTTGCTTGTTCAGGGTACATTACACTGCCAACACCAATAGTCCACAACCTAGCAGGGCATTGATACGGTTTGTATCTCACACCTTCATGGTGTTTAAGCATTTTAAAAAGTTCTTTACTTGCCTTCACGATGCTTTTCCCATTGACGAGAACCAAAGTAAAAGCCAATTATACTTGACACTATGGCCATTTCGTCATCAGAAAATACTAATCCCATAGCTGTTGTAAATTCTACACCAGTATAGATAGCCCAGCCAAGACCTACTATATCCACTAGCACTAGCAAACCAACAAATGTAAAAGCAATGTATGGTCGTACTCTAGCGTTTAGATCAACCGTTGATTGCGATGCCTTGTCCATGATTTTCATGTCATGTGCATATAAAGCTTCACGCTCTTGTGCATAAGTTTGCACTTCAATCTCATCTAACTTAATAGCTTCAATCTTTTCTTGTGATGCAAAGCCAGCAGCAGCCATAGCAGCTTCACGCTCTGTTTGCAAACGAGCCATAGCCATTTCATGCTTTTGGTCTCCCTTTTGTTGGAAGAAGCCTAATATACTTGGTAACGCTGACGAACCTATGCCTAATAAGCCTGAGATAATAGATAACATATTAATTTCCTAAAGGGTTAGATGTTGCTCGTTTAAGAGCTTTAAGTTGTGATTCTATGCCTTCACGGGTAGCTTTCATTTCTTCACGAACACCCATTAAAGACGCTGCTGTTTCACGAACATTACCGTTAGTGATAGCTTTGGCTTCGTTAGCCGTACCTATGGCGTTAGATACCTTCTCTTGCATAGATACAAGTTGATTTGATGTAACAACCATAGAGTCTTTAACTACATTGACTGACGCTTGCTGTGCAGATAGTTGAACCTTTAACGCATTAACTTCTGCTCGTAACTCTGCATCGTCATAAGGCTTTGCTGCCTCAATAGCTTCAGTCGCAGCTATAACACGATTGTAGGTCGTTATTCCTAAGTAAGCTGTTCCACTTATCGCTGGCAAGATTATTGAAAGCGTCAGAAATATCGCTTTCGGTGATAAGTTGGAGTAAGACTCCTTGATTTCCTCTAAGCTCATACGGTAACTCCTGTTGGTATGCTAATGCGTCACTCAACTCGGTCTGTTGGGTTTGCATCGGTTTGTTTAAAATTTCTAGGCTCATCACTATTCCAAAGCCTGGTACTAGCGTCTTTCCTGCTGGCACTGGTGCTGGCGAGGTATTCGTTGTAGTCTCGTTGGAGGATGTCGTTGGCACACTCACGGTTGGTGGTGGTGCTTGCTCTACTGGAGGTGGTGGCGGTGGAGGCTCTGGTGGAGGCTCTGCCATATCGGGGGGAGGCTCTGCCAAAGGCTCTGGTGCAGGTGGCGGTGCGTTTGGTACGCTTAACGGACTTGCTGGATTGACTGGACTGCTCATATTCGTTGGATTTGTCTGACTTTTTACGCAAGAGTTTAATGATTCTATCCAAGGCGAAACGATAGGCTGACTGTATGGTGTTGCACAAGCCGTTGTTTGCTGCTCCGTTATTGCACCTACAAACCCTTGCTGACAAGCTACTTGCCTTTCTTCAATACGAGGGATACAGCTTGGCGGATTTGGGCTACAATTGTTCGAAGTAGTGACCCAATCTGTCCACTGGTTGTTGCTGCAAGTTTTAGTCCTAGTTTGATTGACTGAACCTGAGTAGTTAGGCTCACAAGCAAGGCTTTGATTTTCGACAATGTCTTGGCAAGTGGGTTGAGCAGGTTGACCACACTCTGGTATGCCTGGGTAATACTGACACGCAAGCTGTTGACAAGCTTGAATAGTAGTGCCTTGAGCGACACCAAGGCTTGAGTAAACAGGGCCGTAATCTGCCCACTGAGTTGCATAACAATACGCTTGAGCATAATTACTCCTTAGAAGAATTAGAAATAGGAGTGATAAGAACAAAGTCCTTACCATAGATACTTTCAAACCAATCGGGGTGTAAGTCATACCAAGCCTTTCTTGCTGCGTCACCAATAGCGCCTCCTATGGGACAGGGACTGCCTGACATCTCCATAGCAACCCAGTTTTCATGGGTGGCTGCACAGGCTAACGATACTGCTGCTACCTTGAGTCCACTGTCACTTAAAAACTTCGCCCACCGTAACCGAACGCAGTTGTTATCAGTAACCATTGTGCCACCAGCTACAGAAAATACGCCCCCATTAACAGCACCGCTGATACCAATGCCGCAAACATCTTGACTGAAAGCCGACATTGAAGGAGCCATAGCACTGGAGACAGGTTGACCCTTATAATTAATTGTTGTTTCATCCGCATAGCAAAGCCCAAAAGCTAAAAAGCCCCCAATTAGGAGGCTTATTAAATACAAATAAAAACTCTTAATCATTTTAAGTTTTCCAACTTGTAGATTAAAGATAAGAACTCACCTACTACCTCATCCACGATGTTCTGTAACGCAGAGTCTTCTTTAGGTATGCACTTGTAGCGGTTTTTCTCTATGTAGTCTAGCTTTTCAGCTATGCAATAGATAGGCTCTTTATACTTTTCTTTCTCGGTCAATATAGGTATTTCTTTAATAATCCCATGACGGCCTTGGTAAGCTTCTGTTAGCTTGTCAGCTAAACCAGCTATGTCTTCATAGAAGTGACCTAAAGCTTTGTGTTGAGAATAGCTTTTGGTGCGTAAGTGTTCTCTGTGTGCTACATCTCTAGCTAAAAACAATGTTGCTATAAATTCACCAATCATATCTCATCCTCAATATCAATAATTCCAATTAAATCTTCATCGTACACATTACACTCATGGCAAACATGAAAGTCTATGTCAGCATCGTCTATCTCGTATGGCTCTCCGCAACACTCGCAGAGTTTAATTTGTTTCATAGCCGTAACTTCCCTCGTAGTTTGTATAGACGGGCAATTTTACGAGCTGTCCTATCTACACGCCTGACAATAGTAAACCTACCATTCCACAGGTTTTTGCCGTTTAGTTTACGCAAGCGGTGTAATATCATAAAAAAAGCCCCGCAGGGCTAGGCATACTTATTCTTAAGGTATTTGAGCGTCAACGGCAGCTCGTCAAAGCGACCATCCTCTACATCATAGAGCATATATGCGCCCCTAAAATGATTGTTGCCTTGAGCGCCTAAGTAAGCCTCATTATGCTCGTAACACGACCCACATATAATGGCTGTCATCTCCTGTCCCGATGCTTTCATGGCGTAAGAAATTTGCCTACCTTGTTGGTGACCAGCAAAGCAACTCATGTGCTTTTTAGATAGTAGTGCTGCACTAGAGCCAATAGGTCTGCCCATAGCACCCGATGTAAAGTAGTGAGCGTAAGCTATACCATCAATCACTATCACCTCTAGGAATGGGATAACTTCCCAATCTTGGTAAGGCAAGTCATCAATGGAGATTAAGCCGTCTAGCTTCCTATCCTCGTTGATAGCACGATTAATGCGGTCTTCATGGTTGCCTAAAGTTAGCACCATACGAGGCTTGTATTGTTTGTGCTTAAAACTTTTAGCTTGTTTGTTGTAGTCGTATATAGGCTGTAGAAGGGCATCCATAGCCTCTCTAGCAGCCCAAATATCTTTTTGGTAGCTACGACCTTCAAATGACTTTTTACCCACATCATAAGAAGAAAGGGACTCCATGTCAGCGAAGTCCCCTATACATATAATTACATCAGGCTTTTTATCAACTATGTATTTGCCTATACAAGTTAAGAATGTAAAGTCATTGCCATCTTTAGCCTGGACATCAGGCAACACAAAGTGTGTCTTAGTGGGTTTTGTCAGGAAGCTCATAATATAGTTGTAAGTCCTCA